ATACTGAGTTGTATGAAAGATTATTACGTCTTGGTCTTAAACATGTGGAGATCAAATTTGCTGAGAAGACTTTATTTTCTCTACCACATGAAGCAAAGAAAAGAGTGGAAAATTTCAGAGCATATCATGAGAACCCTGGTTTAATTGAAGCTATCAGAAATCATATCAAAACATATAATAATGTTGAGGATGATAACATCGTACATAAACTAGTTCTAGAAAAATTTAATAGAAAAAACCACAGCAAATTTAAACTTAAAGAAGATAGTAGTTATTATGTAGAACCTGTGGTAAAATGGGACATACAACAAGTGTCTGACCAACTCTATGTTGCTCATAAAATTGACCAATAAATAACTTATATTGACTTTATAACTATGGCGACTTATCCTGTTATTAATACTTCTACTGGTGAACAGAAAGAAGTGGTACTGAGCGTTCACGACTGGGACCAGTGGAAGAAAGATAATCCTGAATGGACTCGTGATTGGTCTGATCCTTCTACATGTCCTTCACCCGGAGAAGTTGGTGAATGGAGGGATAAATTGGTCAATCGCAATCCTGGATGGAATGATGTATTGCATAAGGCTTCAAAAGCTCCTGGTTCAACGGTGAAGAAAATTTAAACATGCAAACGTCAAAAAATACAATGGAATTTAATGACGTTCATTATTCAGACGTTGTTGAATTGCTGGAAAAGCAAAAAGTTGTATCTATATTCCAAGGAAAAACCGAGGGTGGTCCTAGGGCTTTGGGAAATAGATCAATACTTTATGACCCAAGAGATCCAAATGCTAGAAATACAGTAAATTCAATAAAGAAAAGAGAATGGTGGAGACCATTTGCTGCTAGTGTTTTGCTAGAACATGCTCATGATTGGTTTGAGATGTTGACTTTAAAAGAATCTCCTTATATGATGTATGCTATTCCAGTAAAACAAGATAAAAAAGAATTGATACCTGGGGTTCTTCATGTAGATGATACTTGTAGGATTCAAACTGTAACGGAAGAACAAAACTATCACTATTACAATTTAATCAAATGTTTTTATCAAAAAACAACTGTTCCGATGTTGTTTAATACTTCTTTTAATTTGGGAGGCCAAGTTATTTGTCACACTATTGATCATGCATACTGGACACTTGAAAATAGTAAAATCGAGTATCTTTATCTTCCAGAAGAACGTAAATTAGTAGTAGTTCCAAATAGTTAATTATGTATATTTTAGGTATTAACATTTCTCACCATGCTTCCATTGCTCTTTTAAAGGATGGGGAATTGTTATATTATCTTGAAGATGACAGGATAAGTAGAAAAAAAGAACAAGAATGGGTTTTAGATAGTGATATTTTATGTTTAAAGGACATACTTAAGTATACTAATCATTTGGATCATGTCATTTTTGCTTCTTATGGTAGGGATAAATCTTATTATGATATTTCAGACCAAAATATCATAGATCTTGTAAAAAAACGTCTTGGCGAATTTCAAATAACATACGATAAAGATCACTGGAATTGGGAACATCACTTGTATCATGCCTGTACTGCCTTCTACTCTTCTGGATTTGATGAAGCAGCTGCTTTAATTTTGGATGGAGGCGGAGTTTATCTTCTAGACAATGATGATTCTAGAGAAGTCGAGTCGATGTATTATTTTCCAGAAATTGGAAAGTACGATGAAATAAAAAAAGTGTATGATTATTTGAATCTTAACAAGACGGATACTTTTTCTATTAGATTATCTAAGAATAAATTTTGGACAACAATTCTTAGTTGTGGAGCATTGTTTAATAAAGTATGTTGTTTCACCGATACTCAATCTCCTGGAAAGACAATGGGACTATCTCCCTATGGAAATATAGATGAAGTTGGGGAAGAAGAGTGGTTTTATTATGATAGTTATACCGATAGTTGGTTATCAGATAATAAAACTATTTTTCAGTATCTAGAAGAATATTATGGTAGACATAAGTCCAAATATAAGTTACCTGAAGACTCGGATTTTATATTTAACTTAGCCGCTAATCTTTCAAAAAAGTTGCAAGAAGAAACTAAAAAACATACGATAAAACTGATAAAAGAATTGATCCAAAAAACGGGAACAAAAAATGTTGTATTGTCCGGTGGTTATTTCTTAAATTGTGTCAACAATTATGAGTATATTAAAGAATTTCCAGAAATAAACTTTTTTATTGATCCCACAGCTCATGATGGTGGGACTTCAATTGGTGCCGCAAAATATGTTTGGCATCACTTGTTAAATAATAAAACAAAACATCCACTTCAAACACTCTTCTTGGGTGGTTGATACCAAATTACCAGTATAAAAACTTATGGCAAGACAAAGAAAGACCTCCAACAGCAACATTGGAATTGGTATGAGCGCAAAACAGATGCGACGCAAGAAGCCGATCAACTCAGACTTAATGGTTAATATTGAACCGTTAACGGATAATCAAACTAAGTTTTTCGACGAATACAAAAAAGGTAAAAACTTATTTGCTTATGGTGCTGCTGGTACAGGTAAAACTTTCATTGCTCTATACCATGCACTGAAAGATGTTCTTGATGAAAGAACTCCTTACGAAAAAGTTTACATCGTAAGGTCACTGGTATCTACTCGTGAGATTGGTTTCCTTCCAGGGGATCACGAAGATAAAGCCGCACTGTATCAGATTCCCTATAAGAACATGGTTAAGTACATGTTCGAACTTGCTTCTGATTCAGACTTTGAAATGCTTTATGGAAACCTCAAAGCACAAGAGACTATTTCATTCTGGTCTACTAGTTTTATTCGTGGAACAACTCTTGATAATGCAATCGTACTTGTTGACGAGATGCAAAACTTGAATTTCCACGAACTTGATAGTATAATTACACGTATTGGTGAAAATAGTAAGATCTTATTCTGTGGTGATGCCACTCAAACAGACTTACAAAAAACCCATGAAAAAAATGGGATTCTTGATTTTATGAAAATTATTAATGCAATGGAATATGATTTCTCTTCAGTAGAATTTGGTGTTGAGGATATCGTTCGTTCTGGACTTGTCAAGAACTACATTGTCACGAAACTAGCTATGGGTATGTAATGTTTGTTCATTTAGATTATTTGAAAGAAGAAGTTGACTTAGAAGCTCAGAGTATCGAAGGAACCCGTTTCTATAGGGTTCCTTCTGGTAAGTTGTATCCTTCTATCACTTCTGTTACCAGTTTTTATGGTAGAGAAAAGTTTATCGAGTGGCGCAAAAAAGTCGGTGATGAGGAAGCGAATCGTATCACTAGAATCGCTACAGATCGTGGAACTAAGTTTCATGATCTTGTTGAGAAGTATATGCTCAATGAAAATGTAGATGACTATAATCCCCTACCCACAACAAAGTTTCTTTTTCTTAAAGCCAAACCTTTTCTAGACCGTATAAATAATATACATGCTTTAGAAAAGTCACTGTATAGTGACTACTTGGGCCTTGCGGGTCGCGTAGATTGCATCGCGGAATACGAAGGAGAACTCGCAATCATTGACTTTAAGACCTCAAAGAAAATCAAACCAGAAGAGTGGATTGAAAACTACTTTGTTCAAGAAGTAGCCTACGCTTGCATGTATTATGAAATGACCGGTATTTCGGTTAAAAAATTGATTACCATAATGGTAGCTGAAAATGGAGAATGTTTTGTCTATGAAAAACGTAACAAGGATTACTATATTAAACTTCTTACCAAATACATCAGAGAGTTCGTCTCTCATCACACACAAGAAACCTATGCAGAATAACACTGAAGATGTAAACAATCTAATAAAGGAGAAGTTTCTCTGTCAGTCCAAGTTCGCACAAGACATCGAATATCTTGTAATGACTTCCAAGATTAATTATATTGAAGCCATCGTCACATATTGTGAAGAGAATGGTATTGAGTTTGAGTCCGTATCTAAACTTATTTCAAAACCATTGAAAGAAAAACTTAAGAGTGAGGCAACTCAACTCAACTTTTTGAAAAAAACAAGTCGTGCTCGTTTAACATTTTGATTTATGACGCCAATCGAGGTATACAAAACGTACCTGGCATTCAAGAATCATTTCACTAAACCAAACTACGACTACTTTCAATATTGCGGGAAGTCTAGAGCTTCAAAAGAATCGTTCAATAAGAGGAAAGATCGTTACTTCTTTGAACGAATGTCTCGTCAGAAATCTGATGACGAGATCAAACAATACTTCCTTGCCAATTTTGTAGAATGTGATGATCCATCTAAACTATGGATCGGTGAAATTATTGAGTCAGGTGAACAGAATTATCAGAACTGGTTGAAGAGATCCCAAAGTCTTTACTATATGTTCAAGACTGAGGCTGAAGTCTTTGTACATAAAGATACTTTTGAAGATCTCTTTGCAGTAAAAGGTTCGTCACACCCAGAAATCCTTAAAAAATATTTACAAAAAGGTATATCCATAGAAACCTTTGTTATAATGGATATGATTCTAATGTTTTCAAAGAACTTTGATAAGAAACTCTTAGATCCAGTGTGGGAATCCGTCAGTTTACGCATTAAAAAATACAAATCTTTCCTAAATATTGATAAGGAAAAGTATACAAAGACACTGAAGGAGATAGTATTGTGAGTGGATTTTTTGAATCCGAAATTGTAAGAAACGCCATCAAAGAGATGGAACAACTGCAACAACAAATCATTGAAGAAACTTTCAAAGCTCCTATGATGGACAAGGAGCAGAAGAAAGAACATGTCGAATTGATGAGAACTTTTCTTGAGAAACAAAAGAACTTATACTTCCGAGTTTCTCTTTCAGATGACCCAGAAGCATTAGAAATGAAACAAAGAATCGAAGAAGCGGCACAGTTTCTTGGATTTGAAGGGAACAACATCAATGAGTTGTTCGAAGAAATGGAAAACACCCTGTCAAGACTGGATAAAATCGCAGAAATCGAGGATTAGTAAGATGACATCACACTACAAGATCACCTCTTCATATTGTTACCACAATGGTGAAATTGTAGATATGTTTTTTATAAATGGAATACCATTCACATTTGATGATATTCCTCTAGTAATGCAGGATGATCCATATGTTCAGTGCGAGGCGTATAATAACGAGTCTTATACAACGGATGACATGTATCGTTGGTCAAACTATTTGATCATGGAAGAGTGTCATCCACTTTTATTCGAGATGGAACTGGCAAATCCAGAGGAAATGCCACGAGACTAGGGCTTGACATCCCTTCTTGCACCTTGTAAGATAAAGTCGTCCCAAAGGCCAAATCCCAACAAATACGGAGAATACAAACATGTCTTTTGCTGATCTTAAGAAACAGTCCCGTGCTGGTTCGTTGACTGATAAACTGATCAAGAAAGTAGAAAAACTGAATAGTGGTGAAGGTGGTGCTGATGACCGCTTCTGGAAACCCGAAGTCGATAAGGCTGGTAACGGTTATGCAGTGATCCGATTCCTTCCTGCGCCTGAAGGATGTGAACTTCCCTGGGCACAAGTCTGGAGCCATGCGTTCCAAGGCCCTGGTGGTTGGTATATCGAGAACTCCCTGACCACGATGGGTCAGAAGGATCCTGTGTCCGAACACAACCGTGTTCTATGGAACAGTGGTTCTGATCGTGATAAGGAGACTGCTCGTAAACAGAAACGTAAACTGTCTTACTACGCAAACATCTACGTTGTTGCTGATCCCACTCACCCCGAGAATGAGGGTCGTGTGTTCCTGTACAAGTTCGGTAAGAAGATCTTTGATAAGATCACCGAAGCGATGCAACCTCAGTTTGCAGATGAAGAAGCCATCAACCCCTTTGACTTCTGGGCTGGTGCGAACTTC